GCGGCAATCAACTGCTTAACTGTTTCCGTGGGCAAGCAAACACTACAGCGGCTGTGCATAGCACCCTTGCTCCGGTTACACAGATTTTCTTACCAAACATTAATGTCTGGCCTACGCCTAACCCTCCGGGCGATCAGTATACGTTCGTGTATTACCGTATGCGTAGGATTCAAGATTCTGGTGGTGGTGTTTCTACACAAGACATCCCATTCCGATTTATTACTTGCTTGGTTGCAGGTCTTGCGTTTAACCTGAGCGTTAAATTGCCAGAAGTTGACCCTAATCGAGTACTGTTTTTAAAGCAAGATTATGAACAGCAGTTTCAACTTGCCGCTGATGAGGATCGTGAAAAGGCTTCTATTCGCTTTGTGCCTCGACAGCTTTTTTACTAAGGTGACGTATGCCTAGTAAATTTGCGTCAGGTAAACATTCGATTGCCGAATGCGACCGTTGTGGTCAGCGTTACAAGTTAAAAGAATTAAGAAAGCAGGTACTGAAGACTCATTTGTACAACGTCAAGGTATGCCCTAGCTGTTGGGATCCGGATCAGCCTCAGTTGCAGTTGGGCATGTATCCAGTGAATGACCCACAGGCAGTTCGGGAACCAAGGCCGGACGTAAGTTATTTGGTGTCAGGTACAAGCGGGTTGCAGATTAACCAAACGGGCATTGGCATACTTGGTGCTGGTAGTCCTGAAGGTGGTAGCAGAGTTTTTCAGTGGGGGTGGAATCCTGTTGGTGGGGCTTCATCTTTTGATACAGTTTTAACCCCAAGCAACTTGATTGCTATCAGTCAGGTTGGTACAGTAACGATTACAACCAATTAAGGAGCCTATCATGGCATACAAACGTGGCGCTGATGGCGTAGCAAAGAAAGGTAAGACAGAAGGCAAGAACCTTGGCAACAGCGGTCCAACCGTTGCAGCAATGAAAGGTAAAGGCACACCAACTTCCGGTGGCGGCAAAACAAACGCTGACATGAAGAAGATGGGTCGCAACTTGGCTAAAATTGCAGCACAGAAACGAGGTTAATCATGGCTAAATTTAGCGCAAAAATGATGGGCAAAGAGGTCGGCGATGCTGGCATCTATGCTGAACCGCACACAATGAAAGGTCAGCCCATGAACGTAAAAAACGCAATTAGCAAAAGGGTTGATCCAAACACTTTGGCTGCAAACCAAATGAAACCCGGCACATCTGCTGGTCGTGTCAGCGCTGGTGACCCTGCGCGTGATGATGTTAAAACGACTGGTATTAAGATGCGCGGTGCAGGTGCTGCGACAAAAGGCACAATGTGCCGTGGCCCAATGGCGTAAACCATGAATTACACAGAGCTTAAAGATAACATCCGCTCAATCTGTGAGAACCCTTTCACGGATTCAGAACTGTCCCTGTTTGTTAAGCAAGCAGAACAGAAGATTTACAACTCTGTGCAAATTGCAAACTTGCGTAAGAACTCCACCGGAACAACCACGGCAGGCAATAAGTATCTGTCGTCACCGGGGGATTTCTTGTCTGCTTATTCGTTGGCTGTTATTAACCCAGCTACGAGTGAGTATGAGTATTTGATAAACAAGGATGTTAACTTCATCCGCCAAGCGTATCCAAACCCCAGTGATCAAGGCGTCCCGAAGTACTACGCTATTTTTGGGCCAACTACGACTAACAGTGATCCGCCGGTTTTAACTAACGAGTTGTCGTTTATTTTTGGCCCAACGCCTGCCGCCGCGTATACCGTTGAGCTGCATTACTTCTTTTACCCAGTGTCTATCGTGGACGCAGGTACATCATGGCTTGGCGATAACTTTGATTCCGCTTTGTTAAACGGATCTTTGGTTGAGGCTATTCGCTTCCTGAAGGGCGAGCAGGACATGGTTGCTTTCTACGACAAGATGTTTGCTGAGTCGATGATGCTCCTGAAGAATCTGGGTGATGGTAAGCAGCGTATGGACGCATACCGTGATGGTCAGGTAAGGATTCCCGTGCGATGATTACTCAAGGCCAAACACAAAGTTTTAAAGTCGAACTGTGTCAGGGAGTGCATGACTTCCTAACAGACACGTTCAAAATAGCGCTGTACACAGCAATCGCAGATATTGGTGCAGATACAACTGTGTATACGTCTTCGAATGAAGTTGTTGACGCAAACTACGCCGCTGGCGGTAACATCCTAACAGGTGTAACTTTGGCTGGCGCAAACGGTGTTGCGTACATTAATTTCAACAATAGTTCGTGGATTCCTGCGGGGTTCACAGCTAGGGGTGCATTGATTTACAATAGCACTAAAGGTAACAAGTCTGTTGCAGTACTTGATTTTGGCTCAGACAAAACGGGTGTTCCAAACTTTATAGTGCAGATGCCAACAAATACATCGGCTGATGCGTTAATTCGTATTTAAAAAGGAGTCAATCATGACTATTAATACCGCTGCGTCTACAGACATTGTTGCCAGCACTTTATCTCGCCTTAATACTGCTACTGCTCGCGTGGGCGCTGGTGGCGTATTTACTATGCAGTGCTTCGATGCCGATGGCAACTTGAAGTGGGAAAGCTCACTACCTAACCTCGTTGTAAACGTTGGTTTGCAGGACATGAACACCCAGTACTTCAAAGGCGCAGCTTATACTGCCGCTTGGTTTATTGGTCTGTATGGTGCTGCTTCATCGAACAACCCAGCCGCTGGCGATACCGCTGCTTCACACGCTGGTTGGACAGAAGTTGTTCCTTACAGCAACGCGACTCGCCCTGCCGCTACATTTGGTACAGCAACGACTGCTGACCCATCGGTTATCAGCAACTCCGCGTCGCCAGCTTCGTACACGATCAACGCTACAGCTACTGTTGGTGGCGCGTTCTTGATCAGCAACAGCACTAAGTCCGGTACAACAGGCATTCTGTTTTCGGCTTCTGACTTTGCAGCCCCCGGTGACCGTTCGGTTGCTTCTGGTGATACGTTAAACGTGACGTACACATTTAACCTTGACGCAGTTTAATTAGGAGCAGAACATGGCTGCATTTAAAAAAGGCGACGAAGTTAAGCTTATCGCTGTTATTCCTGCGGGGCCAGTAATGGCAATGCGCATGGACGAAGATGGTATTGTGTCGTATCTGGTCGAATGGACTGATGTTAATGGCGTTGACCAGCAACGCTGGTTCACAGAGGATCAGTTAGTCGCAGGTTAATGCGTTGTTGGTTTTCTTGATGGGATGATGTCTATATGGCTCTTGTATTAGCAGATCGTGTCAAGGAAACCAGCACGACAACCGGTACTGGTACGCTCACCTTAGCTGGTGCGGCTGTCGGTTTTCGGTCGTTTTCTGTTATTGGTAACGGTAACACCTGCTATTACACGATCACAAACCAAGCTGTCCCAGCCGAATGGGAAGTTGGCATTGGCACATATACCTTATCAGGTACAACACTTGCTCGTACGACTATTCTTGCGTCCTCTAACGCGGGTTCGGTTGTTACGCTGTCGGCTGGCACCAAAGATGTATTTGTTACGTACCCCGCTGGTAGAGCTGTTTATGGGGATGGGGTTAGTCTTGCTGCTCCTAGTGGGGCATTGCTTCCTGTTGCTAACGGCGGCACAGGTGTTGCTACGCTTACAGGCGTTGCGTATGGTAACGGAACCTCTGCATTTACCGCTGCAACAGGCGCACAGATAGCTACGGCAATTGGTTCTACTACCATAACAAACGCAACCAATGCAACAAACGCAACAAACGCAACTAACACTGGCATTACAAACGATGCCGCAACAGCGGTTGCTGTGTACCCAACATGGGTAACGGCTAACACAGGCAATTTGCCACAAAAAACAACTAGTGCAGCATTGTCTTTTGTACCGTCAACAGGCACATTGTCAGCAACGGTGTTTAGTGGCTCTGGTGCATCGTTAACTGCTTTGAATGCGTCAAACCTATCTACAGGCACAGTGCCGGGCGATAGGGGCATAACGGCTGGTTCAGCGACTTCATCATTTGTTGAGTACAACGGAACAACAGCTACTGCCGGTCAGTTTGACGGCGGAACAACAACGCCAACAGGAACAATTAGGCTTAACTATGGCGGGTATTTTTACCCAACATTCATTAACTTAATTGGTTCTGCTGATACCGCAACCGCAGCAAGTCATTATTTTGTTGAAAACGGTTCTGATGGTTTTGTTCGTCCTAAAACGCTAGCAAACGTACAAACTGAGATAGTTACAACTACGGCTGTTAACGCTGCGGCTGCAACAACGGTTGGCACAATTGGCACTGGAACATGGCAAGCAACTGACATTGGCTTGGCTCATGGTGGTACAAACGCTACATTGACCGCTGTAAACGGGGGTGTTGTTTATTCAACCGCCTCTGCAATGGCAATTACAGCAGCCGGTACATCTGGTCAGGTATTGACTTCAAATGGAGCGGCAGCACCAACATGGCAAGCTGCGCCTAACAAGACAACCACGGGTTTGTGGGAAAACGCTGCAACTATTAGTTCTAACTATTCAATCACAGCCGGAAATAACGCAGTAAGCGCAGGACCCGTTACAATTGCTTCGGGTGTGGTCGTAACTGTACCGTCTGGATCAACTTGGGTAGTTGTATAAGGGAAATAAATGACTACTGCATACACTCCAATATTAAAGTTAGCTTTACCTGTAACCGGCGAATTAAACGGCGCATGGGGCGATGTCGTTAACAACAACATCACCTCAATGGTTGAGCAGGCTGTTGCTGGTCTAGCCACGATTAATACATGGGTAGCTAACTCCCACACACTAACTACAGCCGATGGAACGACTTCTGAGTCGCGCTGTGCAATGTTGGTGATTGACGATGACGGCGCAGGGAACCCTTCTGCCGCAGCTACGGTTATTTGCCCAGCAGCCACGAAAGCATACATCGTACAGAACTTATGCGGTCAGACTGTTACGGTAAAAACGTCTGCTGGAACGGGTGTTGCAATACCTAACAATCAATCAGCGCTTGTGTTCTGTAATGGCACAAACGTCGTTACCGGTGCATTTAATGGCGATGTAGTAGGCCCTGCAACGGCAACAGACAACGCAATTGTGCG